CTTGGCACCCCAACGAAAAGACCGCGCCCAAGTCAAATTTATACATCCACAAAATCACGATCAGGGTTAAATCATGGCTAGGCCGCGCACTCCGACAAATGTTCTGGAGATACGTGGAGCGTTTGATAAAAACCCAAATCGCAGACGCGAAGATGCCAAAACAACAGGGGAGATCGGAGATCCTCCCACATATCTCTCCGAGATGGAGCGCCTTGCGTGGTCTGAGATTGTCCAGAATGCGCCGATCAGCGTACTGACATCAGCGGACCGGCAGATAGTCGAGTTGGCATCACGACTGATGGCAGAAAGCCGGGTTGATTTCACAGAGTTTACAGCCGCAAAACTAGCCAGGCTGGAAGCCATGCTGGGCAAGCTCGGCATGACCCCGGCAGACAGAAGCCGGGTATCAGGCGGAAACAAAGATAAGCCGCGCAACGCATTTTCCGAACTATGAGCAAGCCTGAGCTATATCCAAACGTCGCTGAGGCGCTTGGGTACTGCAAAGCAGTTGTTGCTGGGAAAATTCCAGCCGGGAAATGGATAGTTCTGGCCTGCAAGCGACATCTGGATGACCTGAAAAGCAGCAAGCTCAGCGATTTTCCATACATGTTTGACCCTAAAAAAGCGGAAAAGGTCCTGAAATTCATTCAGCTTTTGCCGCACACAAAAGGAAAATGGGCGGCAAGACGCCAGAATCTAACGCTTGAGCCTTGGCAAAAGTTCTCGATTGGTATGCCGTTTGGCTGGGTTCACAAGGAAAAACAGACGCGCCGATTCAGGACTATCCTGATTTTTGTGCCGCGCAAGAACGGGAAAAGCATTATTGCCGGGGGGGTCGGCAACTACATGTTTTCAATGGATGGCGAATTTGGGGCTGAGGTCTACTCAGGCGCAACGACAGAGAAGCAGGCATGGGAAGTCTTCCGGCCTGCCAAACTGATGATTGAGCGGACGCCAGACCTTAAGGAATATTGCAGTATCGAGGTCAACGCCGGGAACATGGTTGTCCTGCGCGACGGCTCCAGATTTGAACCGGTAATTGGAAAGCCAGGCGACGGCTCCAGCCCGTCATGTGCCATTGTTGACGAATACCACGAGCATCAAAGCAGCGATCTCTATGACACCATGGAGACAGGCATGGGGGCGCGTGAGCAGCCCATAATGCTGGTGATTACAACGGCCGGATCAAACATCGGCGGACCCTGTTATCAGATGTTCAGGGATGCGCAGCGGATGCTGGAGGGGTCGATTGATACTCCGCATTTGTGGGCGATGCTCTACACGACAGACGATGAGGATGACTGGACGTCAGAGCAGGCGCTGATCAAGGCGAATCCAAATTACAACATCTCAATAGATGCAGATTTTCTACGCGCCAGACAGCGCGAGGCGATGCAGTCCACACAGAAGCAGGCCACGTTCCGCACCAAGCACCTAAATCAGTGGGTAGGCGCAAAGACAACCTGGCTGAACATCATTAAATGGCGGCAATGCCAGCCGCGACTGTCACTAAAGTGCCTTGAGGGGAGAGCCTGCTATGCAGGGCTTGACCTTGCAAGCAAGGTGGACATAGCGGCACTGCTGTTGGTTTTCCCGCCTACGGATGACGACGACAGATGGCATGTGCATGGGTGGTACTACTCACCCGAAAACCGTGTGCTTGAAATGGCCGACGGAAACAGCGCGTTGTATCGCCAGTTTCACAGCAATGGCCTGTTGACGCTGACCGAGGGCGATGTTATCGATTTTGAGGCAATCAAGGACGACCTGCGCGGCATCGCATCCCGGTTCGACCTGCAGCAGGTCGGATTTGACCCATGGCAGGCAACGCAGTTTGCCAGCGAGATGATCGACGAGGGCCTGAACATGATCGAGGTCAGGCAGACCGTGCAAAACATGTCTGCGCCAATGAAGGAAGTAGAGGCGCTGGTCATGTCCGGCACCCTCTCGCATGGCTCCTGTCCTGTCCTGACGTGGATGGCGTCCAATGTCGTTGCCAAGATAGACGCGAAGGACAACATCTACCCCAACAAGGAGCGGTCAGAGAACAAAATCGATGGAGTCGTCGCGCTGATCATTGCAATCAACCGGGCGATGACAAGCATTGCCGACACCGGCTCATCTATCTGGGTACTCGAATGAAGAAGCGCATCCGGCAACGTCAGCGGACAGAGGTGAAAGCCGCCGGCAGCCTGCCGATCAGTTCGGGCGTCTATGGCTCTGACCTGTATTCGCTGCTGGCCAGCCCCAACGCCTCCGGCCAGGCTGTGACCGAAACCACCGTGATGTGCGTCAGCGCGGTCTATGCCTGCGTGCAGCTGATTGCCGGGGCAGTGGCCAGCCTGCCCATTCCCATTTACCGGGAAAGCAGCGACGGCAAGACACGGTCCCGCGCCAACATTCCGTTGAGCGACCTGCTGAACCGCGAGCCGACGGCACGTTGTTCGGCCAGCACCTTCTGGCGCTACATCATGACCAGCAAGCTGCTGCATGGTGACGGCTTCGCCAAAATCGTGCGCGAGTCGCGGACCTCACCGCTGGCGGCGGAGATCATCCCCTGGCATCCGTCGGCGGTGATCGTGATTCCGAACGGCAACCGGCTGGCCTATCAGTTCTTCAGCATGCCGAACATTGACGGCGCGTCCATCCAGTCCGAGATTCTGGACCAGGACGACGTGCTGCACTTCACCGGCGTTGGCTTCAACGGCCTGCGCTCGGTATCGCCCCTGCGCCACGCCCTGCGCAACGCCGCGGGCATCGCGCTGGCTGCCGATCGCTACAGCGCGGAGTTCTTCGGAGCCGGTGCAAAGCCGGAAATCATCATTAAGAGCCAGGCTGCCAAGCTGAGCGAAGAGCAGAAGGAGATGATCCGCGCCGCCTGGACCGATATCCATGCGGGCAATCGCCGCCGCCCGGGTGTGCTGGGCGCCGGTATGGAAGTGCAGGAGCTGACGATCAACGCCGAAGAGGCGCAGCTGCTGCAGGCCCGCCAGTTCCAGATTGAGGACATTGCCCGGATCTACGGCGTGCCGCCGTTCATGGTCGGCCACACCCAGAACACCACCAGCTGGGGCTCCGGTGTTGAGCAGATGGGCATCGGCTTTGTGAAGTACACCCTGCAGCAGCACCTGGTTGATGCCGAGCAGGAGATCAACCGCAAGCTGCTGAAGGGCAGCCCGTTCTTCGCCGAGTTCGCCACGGCCGGGCTGGAGCGCGGCGACATCAAGACCCGCAACGAATCGTACCGGATCGGCTTGGGCCGCGCCGGTGAACCGGGGTGGCTGACCATCAACGAGGTCCGCGCCTTTGAAAACCTGCCGCCGATTCCCGGCGGTGACGTGCTGGCCGCTGCGGCGCCGGCTGCTGGAGCAACGCCATGAACCAACTGATGAGCCTGTACGCGCTGAACCGCGCGGCCCGGCATGTTTTCCGCGTGGATAACGCTGTGTCGGAAAGCGAGGCCACCATCTGCATGTACGACATGATTGTGGGCGATGACCTCACGGCAGAATGGTGCGGCGGCATTTCGCCCATGATGTTCCTGCGCGACCTGGCCAGCATCACTGCGCCCACCATCCACCTGCGCATCAACAGCCCGGGCGGTGATGTGTTCGCCGCCCGCGCCATCGAGCAGGCCATCCGCGACAGCGATAAGACGATCATCTGCCACATTGACGGCATCTGCGCCAGCGCGGCCACCTTCATTGCCATTGCCTGCGATGAGGTGGTGATGTCGCCCGGTGCGCTGTTCATGATCCACAACGGGTGGACGTATGGATGCGGCGATCGCCACGACATGACCAAGACGGCTACGCTGCTGGGCAAGGTGGACAGCACGATTGCCCTGAGCTACGCCACGAAGTGCGGCAAAGACCAAGCTGAAATTGCGCTGTTGATGGATGCTGAGACGTGGTTCACCGCTCAGGAGGCGCAGGCGTTCGGCCTGATTGATCGCATCTCTGGTGCTGCTGATGCGGTTCCTCCGGCCGCGCCGGCTGAACCTTC